ATCGGCAAGAAGATCAGGGCCGGGGCCAAGGACCTGGGCGAGATCATCCACGAAGCGGTGGCCAGCGGCCACGGCATCGGCAAGTCGGCGCTTGTGTCCTGGATCATTAAGTGGGCACTCGACACTGCGGTCGACACCCGTGGCGTGGTCACGGCCAACACCGAGACCCAGCTACGGACCAAGACCTGGCCAGAGGTGGCCAAGTGGAACCGGCTTTCCATCACCAGCCATTGGTTCCGGCTCACAGCCACCGCGCTGATCAGCACCGACCCAGAGCACGAAAAGAACTGGCGAGTGGACGCCGTGCCTTGGTCGGAGACCAACACCGAGGCATTCGCCGGCCTTCACAACGAGGGCAAACGCATCCTGCTGGTGTTCGACGAAGCGTCGGCCATCGCAGATCTGGTTTGGGAGGTTGCCGAAGGTGCTCTAACGGACGAGGGCACGGAAATCATCTGGACGGCCTTCGGCAACCCGACCAAGACGACCGGGCGTTTCCGGGAGTGTTTCACAAAGTACGGTCACCGCTGGACGCACCGCCAGGTCGACAGCCGCACGGTCGACGGCACCAACAAAACGCAGATCGCCAAGTGGTTGGAAGACTACGGCGAGGACAGCGACTTTTTCCGCATCCGTGTACGCGGCATGTTCCCGAGGGCTTCCGACTTGCAGCTTATCCCGACTGACTGGGTCGCCGAGGCGATGCGGCGCGAAGCCGTCTATGGCATGGACGATGCGCTGGTCTGCGGCATCGACATTGCCCGGGGCGGCGCCGACAGCAACGTGATCAGGTTCCGGCGTGGCCTCGACTCCAAGTCGATCCCGACGATAAAGATTCCCGGCAGCGAAACCAGGAACACCACGTTGTTCATCGCCAAGGTTTGCACGGTGGTGCAGGAGCACCGGCCGGATGCAGTGTTTGTTGACTCAACAGGGGTTGGCGGCCCGGTCGCTGACCAATTGCGACGCCTGATGCCTGGCGTGGTGATCATCGATGTCAACTTCGCCAGCGCAGCCCCTGATCGGCATTACGCGAACATGCGCACCTACATGTGGTGGCAGATGCGCGAGGGCATCCGCGCCGGCCTGGCACTGGATGTGTCGACGGAACTTGAGGCCGAGCTGACGTCGCCGGAGTACACGCACAACGGCAGCGACCAGATCCAGCTGGAGAAGAAGGCCGATATCAAAAAACGCCTCGGGATCTCTCCGGATGACGCCGACGCGCTGGCCCTGACCTACGCAATGCCGGTGATGAAAAGCCAATACACCAACACCGGAGGCGGTCCGGGCAGCGAACTGGAATCCGACTACGACCCATACGCCCAGGAGGCATGAACATGTGCGGAAGCGCCCTCAAGAAGATCATTAAGCCGATCCACAAAATCAGCGACCCGCTGGACCTTTTCAAAAAGGCCGGCCTGCCGACCTCGCTGGATCTGATCCAGGACGAGCCCAAAGCCGCAGCAGCAATTGCGGAGTCGACTGGCAGCACCGTCGCGCCCACCACCAGCAGTGACTCGGTGCAAGCAACTGTCGAGGCTGAGCGCCGGCGCCGGCTTGCTCAGTCCGGCCAGAACTCCACCATTCTGACGGGGTCCGCCGGGCTGCTTGGCAATGCCAGCACCAGCCAGAAAACCCTGCTGGGGGTGTAAGTTGGCTGACTCCCTGCGCGAACGCTGCGAGAAGCGCTACACCGCTCTCAAGAGCGAGCGCGACAGCAACTGGCTATCCGAGTGGAAAGAGCTGGGTGACTTCATCAGCCCGCGCTCTGGGCGCTGGCACAACACCGACACCAACGACGGTAAACGCCGCGACCAAAAGATCATCAACCCGCAGGCCTCTTTCGCGGCCCGCACGCTGGGTGCCGGGATGCACACCGGCATGACCAACCCTGCGGCGCCATGGGTCAAGTTCGGCACCCCAGACCCAAGCCTGATGGAGTTCGCTCCGGTCAAGGCCTGGCTGTTCGCAGCGGAGAAAGCCATGCGCGAAGTCATGGCCAGGGGCAACCTGTACAGCGTGCTGCCCAACCGCTACAGCGAAGAGGGCATTTTTGGTACTGCGCCTATGGTCGTTATGCCGGATGACGGCGACTTGCTGCGTTCTTACCCGCTGGCCATCGGCAGCTACATGCTTGCCAACAACAGCCGCAACCAGGTGGACACGCTTTACCGCGACTTCCGAATGACCGCCCGCCAGATGGAGCAGCAGTTCGGCGAGGACAAGATGGACACCGCGTCCAAGAACCTGCTCAGAAACAAACCCGACGCGTGGATTGATATCTGTCACGGCATCGAGCCCAACGACACCCGTGAGAAGGGGCGCAAAGACAACACCAATATGCCGTTCCGCTCTGTTTACTGGGAGAAGGGAGGCGATAAAGACTCGATGCTGCGCGAATCGGGCTTCAAGGTATTCCCGGTCATGGCGCCGCGTTGGGATGTGCTGGGCGAAGACGTTTATGGTACTGGCCCGGGTTCGATGTGCATCGGCACCACCAAGGCCATCCAACTGATGGAGCGCCGCAAAGCCGAACTGCTGGAAAAAGGTGTGCGCCCGCCAATGGGGGCCCCGATCAGCCTCAAGAATCAGCGCGCATCCATCCTGCCGGGCAGCATCACTTATCTGAATGACATGCAGGTGGGCGCCAAGTTTGCGCCGTTGTACGAGGTCCAGCCTGCGTGGCTGGGCCAGCTGCGTGGCGAGATTGCTGCTGACAGTTCGATCATTGACACCGCGTTCTTTGTCGACCTGTTCCTGATGATCAGCCAAATGGACAGCGTTCGCACCGCGTACGAAATCGCCACCCGCAAGGAAGAAAAGCTGCTGATGCTCGGCCCGGTGCTGGAGCGCCAGACCGATGACCTGCTCGACCCGCTGGTCGACATGTACTTCAACCAGATGCTGGAGCAGTCCATTCCGCGCTGGACCGGCATGTTGCCTGGTGCGCCGCTGTTGCCGCCGCCACCTAAAGAGCTGGCCAACATGGACCTGCGTATTGAGTTCACCAGCATCCTGGCCCAGGCACAGAAGGCTATCGGTGTATCCAGCATCGAGCGTGCTATTGGTTTCGCCGGCACGGTGGCCACCACCACACAAAGCCTGGAACCTCTCGATCTGCTCGACGGCGACGAAGCCATGCGGCAGTACTTCGAACTGATCGGTGTGCCCCCAACCATGGTGCGCGCTGACGACATGGTCGTTCAGATCCGCCAGCAGCGCGCCCAGCAGCAGCAAGCAGCGCAGATGCAGCAGGAGTTGGGAAGCGTCATCCAAGGCGCCCAGGTGCTGAGCCAGACCGACACCAGCGGCGATAACGCCCTGACCTCGCTTGCGGGGGCTATGTGATGGCCGAGCAGAAACCCACCGAGCAGGACCTGCAGGACATCGCCGACTTCAAGTGGCTGATGAGCGACCACCGCGGGCGCCGCTTCATGTGGCGAACCATGGGCCGTTGCAGGCTGTTTGAGCCCTCGCTCGGACCATCCGACGCGATCACCAACTGGAACGAAGGCCAACGCAATGTTGGCCTTTTTCTTTTGAGCCAGGTGAACGACCTAACCCCATCGCTTTACGCGGTCATGGCTGGCGAGAACGCGCCTAAGCCGATTGAAGAACAAACCCAGGAGACAGATGAATGAGCCTTTTGATGATGAAGCTGCTTGGCCGCGTGTGCATGAGCGAGATTCCAGGTGATGGCGGGCAGGGCGGTGGTGCGGTTACTCCGGCGCCGGCCCCAGCTCCCGCAGCAGAAGCCCCAGCACCAGCGGCGGATGGCACTGTGTTGACCCCGCCTGCACCCGCAGCGGCGCCAGCTCCAGACGCTACGAGAACCCCGGAACAGATCCAGCAGGAAGCTGACGCAGCAGCGAAAGCCAAGGCCGCAGAGGCGACGCCCGAGGGAGCGCCTGAGGCCTATGCCGACTTCACACTGGCGGACGGCTTCGAAATGGACGGCGAAATCCTCGAGTCGTTCAAGGGGCTGGCCAAGGAACTGAACGTTTCCCAGGAGAAGGCCCAGAAGTTCATCGACCTGCAGTCGCAGCTCGCCACCAAGCAGGCAGAAGCCTACCAGACGGCTGTTGTTGCCCAGGGGCAGCAGTGGGCGGCCGAGATCAAGAACGATCCCCAGCTCGGCGGCGAGAACTACGACCAGAGCGTTGCCAGCGCTGTGAAGGTCATTCAGGCCTTCGGTGACGAATCCCTTTCCCACCTTTTGAACGAGTCCGGCCTGGGCAATCACCCGGCGCTGTTCAAGTTCTGCCACCGCATCAGCGCGGCTATCTCGGAAGACAAATTCGTCATGCCAGGCAGCCAAACCACCACCGGCCGTAAATCGAACGAAGAAGTGTTCTACGGCAGCAACTCTTAATCCCTCGGAGTAACAACGCATGGCTATCAAAGCAAACAACGCCGTCACTTTGGCGGACTGGGCAAAGCGTCAAGATCCAGACAACAAGCAGGCCCGCATTGTTGAGATGCTGACCCAGACCAACGAAATCCTCACTGACATGCTTTGGTTGGAAGGTAACCTGCCAACCGGTCACCGCACCACCGCACGCACAGGCCTACCCAAAGGCACCTGGCGGGCACTGAACGGCGGTATCGCCACCGGCAAATCCACCACTGCCCAGATTGATGAAACCTGCGCAATGCTGGAAAACCTTGGCGTAGTCGACGAGGCGCTGGCCAATCTGAACGGGAACAGTGCCGCTTTCCGGCTTTCGGAAAACTCGGCGTTTATCGAAGGCATGAACCAGGACATGGCCACCGGCCTGTTCTACAACAACGACGCTCTTGCCCCGGCCCAGTTCTTGGGCATGGCGCCGCGCTACAGCGACAGCACTGCGAAGAACGGCCAGAACATCATCAAGATGGGGGGGACAGGTTCTGACAATACGTCGATCTGGCTGATCGTTTGGGGCGACCAATGTGTTCACGGCATTTATCCGAAAGGTTCGAAAGCTGGCATTGAACACAACGACATGGGTATCGAGCTAGTGGACGACGAAACCGGCAAGAAATTCCGCGCGTACCGCGACCACTACAAGTGGGTACCAGGCATTGCTTTGCGTGACTGGCGTTACGCGGTTCGCATTTGCAATATCGATATCTCGGACCTGATCGCTGACACCACTGGCGCGACTGTGAAAGTCGTCGAGTCCATGATCCGCGCTGTTCACCGCATCCCGAACCTGAAAATGGGTCGTGCTGCGTTCTACATGAACCGCACCATCGCCGAGTGCCTGGACATCCAGGCCATGAACAAAGCCAACGTGCAACTCAAAATCCAAGAGTACGACGGCGAGTTCATCACCAGCCTGCGCGGTGTTCCGTTCCGCACCGTTGATGCCCTTCTCAACACCGAAGCGCCAGTAGTTTAAGACTGCTGGTAACTGGTTCATTGGAGACCGAAAACATGATCACCGACAAACTGAACACGTTCAGCGATGCACAGGACGTTACCGCTACAGCGGCATCGATCGACATTCTTGACCTGGGCCCGCTGACCCACGGCAACACCCGTCGCGATATCGGCGCCGGCGAGCCGATCTATCTGGTTGTTGCAACCCTCATCGCTGCTGCCGCAGCCGGCGCTGCAACCACGAATATCCAGTTGCAGACCAGCGACGACAATGCCACTTGGGTGACGCTGTTTGATTCTGGTTCGTTGGCCTTGGCCAGTCTGACCGCTGGTACCCGTC